AGCTATCATCCATTTGGATTTGAACTCTTTCATCAAATCCATTTAAACAGTTAATCAAACGGCTCATTCTACCAACAAAACATTTACACATACTATCTTTCATTTCAGTATTAAGAATACCTAGAATGTCTTTTTGGTGTATGTTTTGTATTATAACAGACCAAACACTTAATAAAAGTTCTTTAAAAGTGATACCTAGAGAAGAATAAATATCTTCATTGGATGAAAAATCAACTAAAATCTTTTTAGTTTCCTCTTCTAGGATATCATTTTCAACTATTTGTTGAAACATTAAATCAAAATCAACACAAGGTCTATCTAGAATGACTTTATTAATACTTTCACGAATACATTTTTGAATATTATGGTCATGAACATTTTGTTGGTCATTATAAACAACAATAACATCCTTTTTTTTCTTTCTTTCAGCTAAAAGGTTTAAAAACCTAGTAATATTAGGAGGAATATAATCTATTTCATTATTTTGATATTCAACATCAACTAAATGAACCCAATTAATTAAATTAGGTAATTGAGTTAATCTATTATTATAACAAATTAACCTTTCACAACTTATATATTCCTTAATAAATGTTAGTTGATTATTATCACAAACAAAATTTTTTAATAAAGGAAAATCACCTAATTCTGTTATTTCATTATAATTGCAAAATAGAACTCGTAAAAGAGGTAAATCTGGAATTTTTGTCAATCTATTTCCTGCACAAAATAAACTTCTAATATTAGGTATTTTTTTTGCATCTATTTTAACTATTTTATTATTATTACAAAATAAGTATTTTAATCTAAGCATATAAGATAATTCACATAGATAATTATGACTAGAATGAAGTTCTTCTAAATTTGGATATTCTTTTAATTTAGTTAGTTTATTTCTATTACACCATAATTTAAATAAATTTGGATATTCTTCTAATTCTTCAATTAAATTATTTTGACAATCTAGTTCAATTAAGTTTTCATATTTTGGAATAATTTTTAAATTATTATTACCACAATATAAATTAACTAGATTAGGCATTAATGAAACATCAGGTAATTCAAATAAATTAGAGTTATAAATTGTTAATGAAGTAATTAAACTAAAATAATTTTCAGGAATTTCTTGTAAAACTTTAAAATATTCATAATATTCTTTTTTAGTTGGTTTTTTAATAATTACTTTAATATTAGAAGACATAATTAACACTTTTATGAAAAAGTATTAGCAAAAAATACTTAAAAATTTTAAATTTTATATAAAAGAATTTTAAAAATCAATTTTTATATTTTAAATACAACCATAATTTACACAAGAATAATAATTATAATTTTTAAAGTAATCATTATAATTATCATCCTTATGTAAATTATTTTTTAAATTATTGTCACAATATAATTGAATTAAATTAGGATATTCTTTTAGATATTCTTTTAATTCCTTTAAATTATTATCATTACACCATAATTTTTCTAGATTTGTATAATTAGGTAATTCAGTTAGTTGATTTTTATAACAATATAATTCAGTTAATTTAGGTAATAAAGGTAAATCCTTTAACATATTATAACTACAATTTAATTCTAGTAAGTTTGGATAAAAACCAATTCTAGTTAGATTATTAGACAAACAAATTAATTTTTCTAATTTTACATAATCTTTAATATTTTTTAATAAATTATTACTGCAATATAATTCAACTAGAGATGGATATTCTAATAAGTCTGTTAATTGATTACTATAACAAGATAAAATCTTTAAATTTGGTAATGATGGTAATCTAGTTAATTTATTTTGAGAACAAAATAAGATTTCTAAATTATTTAAAAAACCAAAAAAAATAATATCAAAATCACATAAATTATTATTAGAACAATTTAAAAAAATAATATCATCATAATATTCTTTAGGAATTTCATCTAAAGTATTATATTCTAATTCTGTTTCATTTTTATTTTCTGTTTTTAATTTAATTTTTATACTCATTTTAAAATTAAAATTTAAATTAATTATAATAAATTATTATGATATTATATTTTATTAATTATTACATAAAAAAAAATAATATATTATATTTATATAATAACTATATATAAATATAATATTAGCTGGAATAAACATCCATGTGATATTGGTCGTACGCATCCATGTGATATTGGTCGTACGCATCCATGTGATATTGGTCGTACGCATCCATGTGATATTGGTCGTACGCATCCTGCAGATCTTGACCATAGTCAATCTCCAGCTTCGAATCTTCCTGATCTTTCTTGAGTTGCTTCTCCTGCTCGTGTAAGAGTTTCTTGATGGCTTTACGCTGCTTACGCTTACAAGCGTAAAGTGGGTTGCTCTTCATGCGTCGGCAGACAATTTCCTGCCAAGTTTTCTTGCGGTAGCAGCACATCTCGGGGTTGGGAAAGAGAAGGATAATTTTTATAAATTAAGATAAGTAATTTTCAATTTTAATTTTAGGTATTTATCTAAAATGAGATAGAAATCTTTTTATCTATCTAAAATAAAAAAAAATTATAATTATAATTTTTTATAACATAATTAACTATATGTAGTCTTCTGCAGCTGCAGCTTTTTTTGCTGCTCGTTCTGCAGCTGCAGCTTTTTTTGCTGCTGCTTGTTCTGCAGCTGCAGCTTTTTTTGCTGCTGCTTGTTCTGCAGCTGCAGCTTTTTCAGCAACTAATGCTTCTTTGGCAGCAGCAGCTTGTTTAGCAGCTTCTGTTGAACGAATGTAGGCAATGTCTGCTTCTTTAGCAAATTGTGCTGCAGTTTCAGCACAAACGGCGGCTGCAGCAGCAGTGGTACGGGCTTCTTCAGCTGCAGCTTGGGCATAAGCCACTTCTTCAGCGGTGGCAGTGGGTGCAGCAGCTTTTTTAGCAGCTGCCGCTGCCTTTAAAGCAGCTTTAGTGGCGTTGTTGGCGCTAGCAGTGGCTGAAGAAGCTGCAGATTGTTCTCTTTGTCGAGCACATAATGCGTAAATTGAGGCTCTTCTGGCACCTCCTTCTCTAAAATTTGCTTGGTGAGAAAGTGATGACAGGGATTTGACGTCCTTGACGTCCTTTTTGCCTTTTTTATCAGCAGAAGCCATATTTTTTTGTAATCATTATATATAAATAAGAAAATTTCAATTTTATGATAAATATTGACCTAAATTAGAAAGATTTTTATCTATTTAAATATTAAATATTATTTAGTTTTATATAATGTCATATAAATTAAATTCTAATTCTAGTTCAATTCAATTGATAAAAAAAACATCAACTAGATTAACTAAAAAACCATCAACTAGATTAACTAAAAAACCATCAACAAGTAGATTAACAACAAAATCATTAAAAAAGTCATCAACTAAAAAATCATCAACTAAAAAGTCATCAACAAAATCTTTTAAGAGAGATTTATCATTACCTTTTGGCTTATTTGATGTTGAAGGTTTAAATGTAAATCCTTTTACAAATAAACCTTATGAAAATTTGTATTCTAGTTTAAAGATAGATATTGATGGAGTTCAAGAACCAATGACATATCAAAATCTTGCAAAAAAATGGAGTAATCTAGCTGTTTATAAGCACAAAGATGAATTATTAAAATCCATTAAAGAAAATCAAGTCACTCTAGCCAAAGCTGGGACAGGTGTTGGTAAGACCGTTTTGATTCCTAAAATTGCTCTCCATGCTTTTGACTATCAAGAAAAAGTCTTAACAACAATTCCTAAAAGGTTGATAACTAGAAGTAATGCTGAATATGCTGCTAAATGCCTTGATACTAAAGTTGGTGAATATGTTGGATATTATTTTAAAGGTGATAATAAAACAAGTGATAAGTCTAAATTGATTTTTACAACAACTGGAAGTGTTTTATCTAAAATAACTGGAAGTGACCCTTATTTAGAGGAATATAATTGTATAGTAATTGATGAAGCACATGAAAGGTCAGTTGAAACTGATTTACTATTACTTTTAATTAAAAATGCTTTAAAAAAAAGAAAAGACTTGAGATTAGTAATTATGAGTGCAACAATTAATTTAGAGGCATTTCGTAATTATTATAAGGAATTTTCATTTGGTGAAATAGACATTCCAGGTTTGAATTTTCCTGTAACTCAATATTGGTTATCTAAGAGACCAACCAATTGGTTTCTCACAGCCGTTGAAATAATAATGAAAATTCTAACAACAACTAAAGATGGTGATATTCTAGTATTTGGAAAATCTAGTAGTGATGGAATACAAGTATGTTCTATGTTAGATGGTGAAATTGCTAAATATAATAAAGCAAATCCAACAAGTCTTTTAATTCCTATGTGTATTAAATTAGCTGGTAATAGCACTCAAGAAGAAGAGGACTTAGCAAAAGATGGAACAAGCTATTTACAGGTTAAAAGTAATTTATATAAAGAAAATTATAATCGCAAAGTTGTTGTTTCTACAAATGTTGCTGAATCATCTTTAACAATTGATGGTATTGTTTATGTGATTGATAGTGGATTTGAGTTTAGGGAAGGTTATAATCCTGTTTCAATGGTAAGAAGCCTTTTAGAGGAATACGCACCACAATCATCGGTTATACAAAGAAAAGGAAGAGCTGGAAGAACTAGAGAGGGTTTTTGTTATCATTTATATTCTCAAGAGGATTATGATAATTTAGATAAATACCCTATTCCTAATATTCAAAAAACTGATTTAACACCTTATTTACTAGATTTAATGAATCTAGAATATATTAATAACATTGGAGATTTAAAGAAAACTCTTAATGAATTTATATCACCACCTGATAGTAGTTTTATAAATTCTTCTTTGAAATTGTTAGAAGCCTTAAATTCTATTTCATCAATTGATAATACCGGAAAATTAACAAATCTAGGTTATGCTATTTCAAAATTTAGAGGAATTAAGTTAGGTCTAGCAACTAGTATTATTTACAGCTATTATTTGAAATGTAGCTATAAAATAATTGATTTAGTAAGCCTTTTAATAATTGCAGATGGTCAGTTAAATAAAATTCTATTACAATTTAATGTTAATAAAAAATTACCACAAAATAAACAACAACAATTAAAAAATAATTATAATAGAATCACTTCACAATTTAAAGATGAGAAAGGAGATTTTTTTACTTTGTTAAATATTTTTGGTAAATTTAAAAATAAAA